TGAGCGAAGAAGTTGTTGCTGAAGAAGTAGACTTGTCTGCTGATGAACCTGCTGCAAAGCCTATTAAGCATTCTCCAGATAGCAAACCTGCGGATATGCACAAGTTCTCTAAAGGAGCAAGAAAAGACACCCTATCAAGAATCTTTGACAAATTAGGATAATGAAGCAAGTAGAGAAAATTTGGGCAGAGTTATCTGCAAAGACTCAAGAAGTTGAGTTGAGCGAAGAGCAGAAGATTGCATTGGCATCTTTAGAGGATTTTGCTAAATACGAAAGAGAATTGAAGCAAATTCTTTCAGAGGTAAAAGCCGCTGATGATAAGTACAACAAACTTCGTGACCAACTTCGTAGTATTCGTAATGAATACGAACAAGCGGCTCGGGCTGGAGAAAAAATAGATGCTATGATGAAGCAATCTAAAAACGAGATGTCAAAAGCGGCTATGGATATGGGTCTTGACCCTCGCCCAATCGCTCAAGCGGCTCAAGCTTCAGTAGACCTATATAATAAAATTCTTCGTGGATACAACAACGGTATCAAACAAATCGGTAGAGTATAATTAAACAAGTACAACAATCAATAATTAAATAAATAGAAAATGGCAACATCAATTACTACCACATATGCTGGTGAATTTGCAGGGAAATACATTTCTGCTGCATTGTTGAGTGCTGATACCATTGAAGGTGGTGGTATCACAGTTAAGCCAAATGTTAAGTATAAAGAAGTAATGAAAACTCTTTCTACTAATGCTTTGGTAAAAGACGCTGCTTGTGATTTCGCAGATCAAAGTACAGTTACTTTGGCAGAGCGTGTCCTTCAGCCTGAAGAGTTCCAAGTAAACTTGGAATTGTGTAAGAAAGATTTCCACAATGATTGGGAAGCAGTTCAAATGGGTTACTCTGCATTTGACTCTTTGCCTCCTTCATTTGCTGACTTCCTTATCGGTCACATCGCTGCTAAAGTAGCACAGAAGACTGAAGAGAACATCTGGCAAGGGGTAACTGCTAACGCAGGTGAGTTTGATGGATTTGAAACTCTATTGGCTGCTGATGGTACAGTTGTAGATGTAACAGGTACTACTGTTACTGCTGCGAATGTTATCACAGAGATGGGTAAAGTAGTAGATGCTATCCCAACCGCAGTTTACGGAAAAGAAGACTTGTACATCTATGTATCTTCTAATGTTGCTCGTGCTTACATCCGTGCTTTGGGTGGATTCGGTGCTTCAGGATTGGGTGCTAATGGTGTGAACAACGAAGGTACTACTTGGTTCAATGGTGGTGACCTTGCTTTTGATGGCGTTAAGTTGTTCGTATGTTCTGGTTTGAGTGACAACACTATGGTTGCTGCTCAAAAATCTAACTTGTTCTTTGGTACAGGTTTGTTGGCAGACCACAACGAGGTTAAGTTGATTGATATGGCTGACCTTGATGGTTCACAAAATGTTCGTGTTGTAATGCGTTTTACCGCAGGTGTACAATACGGTATTGGTGCTGACATCGTACTATACAATTAAGAGTAGGTTTAGTTAATAATTAAAGGGGCAGGTAGGCGATTGCTTGTCTGCCCTTTTTTATAAAAAGAATAATATGGCTTGTGATTTAACAAAAGGTCGTGCATTACCTTGCCGTGAGTCGGTAGGTGGTCTTAAAGCGGTTTACTTCGTAGACTTCGGTGATTTAGGAACACTTACTTTGTCTTCGGATGAGGTAACTGATATGACAGGAACATTCTCTGCCTACAAGTATGAGCTGAAAGGCACATCTTCAGTAGAGCAGACAATCAACGCTTCTCGTGAGAACGGAACAGTATTCTTTGACCAAGCGGTTAGCCTTTCTTTGCCACAATTGAGCAAGGAGGATAACAACGAAATCAAGTTGTTGGCGTATGGAAGACCTCACATTGTTGTTGAGGACTACAACGGAAACGCTTACTTGGTAGGTCGTGAACACGGAGCGGATGTAACAGGTGGTACTATTGCTTCAGGTGCTGCAATGGGAGATATGAGTGGATACACACTTACTTTCAATGCTATGGAGCGTACTGCTGCGAACTTCCTTAATGGAGCAACAGATGGTAATCCATTTGCAGGTATGACATCTGCAACACCAACTATTGTTACTTCGTGATAAAGTAGTATATTTGTAGGACACTTGACATAGGTGTTT